GGTAATTGCAAAGCTTTTATAAAAGGCAATGCAGTAGTAAATGATATTTGCGGTGATTGCAAAGCTGTTATAAAAGGAAAAGCAATAATACACAATGTTTACGACAATTCTGTGATTAATGATGTTAGAGACAAAGCAGTTATTTACAATGTTTCAGATAACGCAATAATAAAACGTATTTATGATAGCGCTACCATTCTATTTGTTTTTGGTAACGCAGTGATTGATTGTGTTTACGATAACGCAATTATTGAATGTATTTACGATAATGCGGTTATTGAAAAAGTTTACGACAACGCGGTTATTGAAAAAGTTTACGGCAAAGCAGGAATAATACACGATTGCAGATAGATTATAGCAATTTTTAAGTAACATATAAAAGAATATAATATGAAACCATATGTAGAATTACTAAAAGAAAAGATGGCGATAAGCCAAAACACAGGTTTTGAAGTTAGCACAGACGAAATGACACCGAATCTATACCCGCATGTAAAAGACAGCGTTAAATGGGCTATAAATGGAGGTTGTAGGGCTATATTTAGCAGCTTCGGAATGCAGAAAACCGTTACACAGATTGAAATTATACGACTAATAATAAAGCACAAAGGTGGTAAGGGTTTAATCGTTTGCCCAAAACGTGTAGTAATAGAATTTTTACATCAAGCAAAAGAGCATATAGGAATAGAGGTTAAATACGTTCGTACAATGCAAGAGGTAAAAGATTGTCAGACAGATATAATGATAACAAATTATGAGCGTGTACGAGACGGAGAAGATGGTGTACGTATAGAGCCATCATATTTTACCGTAACTTCTTTGGACGAAGCGAGCGTATTGCGAGGATTTGGCACAAAGACATATCAGGAGTTCCTGCCGTTGTTCAGCAACGTTCCGTACCGCTTTGTGGCGACCGCTACGCCCTCTCCCAACCGATACAAAGAGTTGATACACTATGCTGGCTATCTTGGAATTATGGATACAGGTCAAGCACTTACGAGATTTTTCCAAAGAGATAGCACAAAGGCAAACAATCTTACGTTATACCCTCATAAAGAAAAAGAATTTTGGCTTTGGGTAAGTACATGGGCTTTATTCCTTACAAAGCCGTCAGATTTAGGATACGCCGATACGGGTTATCAACTACCCGAACTGCATGTACATAGAGAGATAGTAGAAGCCGACAACTCTACGCCTATATACGATAAAGACGGGCAAGCAATGATGTTTCGTGAAGCTGCTTTGAGCTTGCAAGATGCGGCAAGAGAGCGCAGAGATTGTATGCCTGCAAAAATAGCACGTGTAGTTGAGATTATCAATCGACCCGAAAACAAAGACGACCACTTTCTATTTTGGCATGATTTGGAAGCAGAACGTATAGAACTTTGCAAGGCTATAGATGGATGCAAAGCTGTTTATGGGTCACAAGATGATGAAGAAGCGGACAAGATTATACAAGATTTTAAGGATGGTAAATTGAAATACCTTGCAGCTAAGCCCGAGATGCTGGGAGAAGGATTGAATTTTCAATACCACTGTCACAAGGCTATAATGTTTATAGATTATCGTTTTAACGATAAGTTTCAAGCTGTTGCACGTATTCACCGCTTTATGCAGAAATACCCCGTAGAGCTATATTTGGTTTATGCCGAGAGCGAACAGGAAATTTACAAATCATTTATGCAAAAATGGGCGCAACACAATAAAATGGTAGAAAACATGGCGAACATAATACGCGAAAACGGTTTGTTCGGATTACATGCAGATGAAAAGATGATGCGCTACATGTTTTCTAAAAGAGAGGAACAATCGGGGAAAATGTGGCGAACTATAAACAACGACAACGTTTTGGAGTGTCAGAAAATGCCAGACAATTCAGTTGGTTTGATTGTAACAAGTATTCCATTTTCAAATCACTACGAATACACACCTACTTATAACGACTTCGGCCATAATGAGGATAATGAAAAATTCTTTGAGCAAATGAATTATCTTACACCCGAGCTTATGAGAATTTTACAGCCCGGCAGACTTTTATGCGTACACGTAAAAGACCGAGTTTTATTTGGTAACGCAACAGGTGACGGTATGCCAACGATAGACCCGTTTTCAGATATGACGGTATTTCACTATATGAAGCATGGTTTTAGATACATGGGTCGTATAACGGTAGATACGGACGTTGTAAGAGAGAATAACCAAACATACAGATTAGGTTATAGCGAGATGTGCAAAGACGGTTCTAAGATGGGTATAGGATGCCCCGAATACGTTCTTTTATTCAGAAAATTGCCAACTGACACTTCAAAGGCTTATGCAGATTGTCGTGTTGAGAAGAACAAGAGTGAATACTCACTTGCGAGATGGCAAATAGATGCACACGCCAGCTGGAAGTCGTCGGGTAATACGCTATTAAGTTATGAGGATATGAAAGGGTTAAGCATAGACAAAATAAGATACCTTTTCAGAAAATACGAGAGCGAACATATATACAACTATTACGAGCATGTTTCTTTTGCCGAAGAGTTGGAAGCATACGGTAAGCTGCCTAAAACATTTATGGCCGTAGACCCTGTAAGTAAAAAGCCTTGGATTTGGGATGATGTGGTCCGTATGCGCACCTTGAATACGAAGCAGTCGCAGAAGAAAAAGCAAAATCATATATGCCCGTTGCAGCTGGACATAGTAGAAAGATTGATAGAAAGATATTCAAACAAAGGAGGTTTAGTTTTCGACCCGTTCGGAGGTATTCAAACAGTACCTTATTGCGCAGTTAAGATGGGTAGAAAAGGTTTGTCTACTGAATTAAACTACGATTATTGGAAAGATGGTATTTCTTATTTGCGTGAAATAGAAATGAAAGTAACGGCACCTACTTTGTTTGATTTAATAGAAGAACAAACAAATTAAAAAGATATGGCACAGATAAAAGAAAATAAAAAAAGGATTTAAGGTTATACAGATTAGCCGAAAAGAGTTGGTAGAAAAACACAGCGAACACGGAGCTGTTGGAATTTGCGACTATTGCAATGAAACAGCAGGTAATGTATATTATATTGCAGTTCTAAATAGTTGGTATTGCCCTCACTGCTATATCGAATGGTACAACAGAGCAAAGTACTATAAAGAGGACAAAAATATAGAGGAAAGAAATTTCAATTATTTCAAATCTTTATTTGGTATCGAATAGCAATAAAAAAATAAAAAACATGAAAAGAATAGAGTTTATTATCGGTGATAACATCGAAAAAATATATAAAAAATTACAGGAAAACGCACCATGTTTCGGAGTATTCAACGGAGAGAAAATATACTCAAAAGATACTCTTGATGAGATTTATCTGAAAATAACGGGGATGAAAAAAAGCGATTATGAAGAGCTTAAGAGGGTTTTTTATGCAGAGGTTTATAAGTTGAAAGAATATAAAGAGTGTATACCCGATATAATTGAATACTGCAAACAACGAGGGCGGGATATAATACCAAAAGTCCATCTTCAAGTTTGGGACAATTTTGTACCCGTTGAGATAAGGCGTTATAATGGTTTTGAGGTCTTTTTCTTGCTTGATATTATAGAAGTACTCAATCAAAAAGACAAAACCGTTAAAGATAGGATAGACAAATGCGTTTCGATGTTTAACGAAAAGTGCAAACATGAGCAGAGCAGAGAAACTATTTTTAATTGGTTAAAGTATTTTCATCCGCTTGGATGTGATTTAGTAGAAAAAATGAGAAAATAGATATGGGATATAAAAAGAAAATAGATAAGGAAAATAAAAAGAAACATACAGAGGATATCATACAACAGGCTATATATTGTAGACATCCAATTTTGTAAAACCCTAAGTTAGAGATGCTCGGTTTCTTTTTTTATAATTGGGAGTCTGATTATCTTGCTGTATCAAATAATGGGTATGTATATGAATGCGAGATTAAGATTAGCCATTCTGATTTTCTTAACGAGGCATCACACAAGTCAGAAAAAATGAGTATATTGCAAGAACAATATGCAAAGACAATAAATAATTTCAAATATGACAATCAAGAAATAGATTATTTGGCTGCACCAATTCCAAATTATTTTTGGTACGTTTGCCCAGATGGTGTTATATCAGAGATAGAATGCCCAAAATTTGCAGGATTGATGTATATTACCGATGACGATATGTTTCTATGTATAAAGAAAGCTCCATTACTACATAAGATAAAATATGATATTCAAGTCAATTTACTTTCAATAAATATGCCAATTAAATTATACTATGCGATGTGGAATTGGATACGTAGATATTGGAGAAACATTACAAACGTAGAACGAGTTACATCTAAAACAATATCTGAATATGAGGTTGCTTTGGAAAATAAAGAATATGAGATTAGACAGCTTAAATCAAAAATTAGTGATTTGATGAGAAAATAATATTAATAAAAAATTTACACAAAAATGAAAAAAACACTTAATCAGTTACGAGACGAAGCGTATAAAAATTCAGTAGAGCATGGTTTTCATGATGATGACAATAATTTTTCTATATCAAAAGGCGGATTTCATGCTCTTTTCGCACAAAGAATTGCACTAATTCATTCCGAGTTATCCGAAGCATTGGAAGCTGACAGAAAAGAGAGATTTGCAGACCTACGCTCTTTTGATGATAGCTTGCAGCCTTTTGAGGATAAATTCAAGGCTTACATTAAAGACACAATTCAAGACGAGCTGGCGGATACTATAATTAGAGTTCTCGACTTGTGCGGGTGGCTTAAAATTGATATACAAAAGCATGTTGAATTAAAGATGAAGTACAATTCAGAACGTGAAAGCATGCACGGAAAGAAATATTGAAATAAAAAAATTACAATATAATTCTATATGACGACTTACAAAGAACTTATTAAATATAATGATATTTCTACTTTGCGTAGAATAGCTATGAATAAGAATTTAGGGTTTTCTTATTCATTGTTTGATTTTCTTATATCGGGTAAATATAATAGCGAAGTAGATTTCGATGTTTATCTTACAAGCAAGGGATTTAACTTGCAAAGACCTTACGTTTGGACACCTCAACAACAAGAAGAGTTTATATGGTCTTTAATTTATGAAAGATATATTCCGCCGGTAACTTTTGTACTACATGAAGTAGATGATTGTTCTCGTTTAGGACATCAGATATACAAAGTTATAGATGGCAAGCAGCGATTAATGACAATTAAGCGTTTTATGCTTAATGAGTTCCCAATACATTTTGAAGGAACGCCGGTTTATTGGGATGATTTGGATAATATCGCTCGTTCCCATATTTCCAATATACCATGTTTTTCATACAATGTTTATTATTCATATGAAGATTTGCCGGTTACAGATGATGAACTTATCACAATATTTAATTTTTATAACTTTGCAGGTACTCCACAAGAAGAGAAACACCGAGAGAAATTGATAAACGCATTAAACCGATAAATACAACGGTAAGAAATATTAAAATAAAAAATTTACAACTTATAAATATAATAAATTAAAATGAACTACAAAGCAAGAATTACACAGAAAGAAAACGGAGATTGGAGTATTATATCCTATGCAAACAGGCTTATACCAATGAGTATTTTTATGGAGCTCAACGAAGCTGTACCTACTACGATTGACCGCAAACCGGGCGTAATCCGTAAATCGCACAACGATATCTCGCTCGTAGCCACAGCATACTCGTTGTACCGTTACGCTGAGAAAAACGATCGTTATTTGCTAACCGTATCGGAGTTCTACAATCCTAACCAGACAGAAGGTATCGTCTGTCAGTTCGGCATAGAGCGTGAAGATTTTGAGGCAACCCTTCGTTCACTGGAACAGGAGCAAAATCAGGTACTCCGTGCCGAACTGAAGATGGGGCTTGACAATATTATCCTCCGTGATGATCTGACTTCAGAAGATATCATCAAACTTATGTTGAAATAATTGACCCGTAAATTCATGGCAACAAAATATTCAGACTTCATCCACTTGCAGGACTTCCTTCCGGTATATGACATATTGGAAGAAGGGACTTCTTCATGGCAATCATTCATCCCAACGGCTCAGTTCAATGAGATGCTCCAACGCTCGCTCATCGCAATTACCAGCAGCGAGATAAGTAAAAGAAGAAGCATCTGGGTACGCGGTACTTTCGGCACCGGTAAAAGTCACGCAAGTGCAGTGGTCAAGCACCTGCTTTGTGATGACTATGATTCAATCAAGACATATATAGAAAATATCAATGATCCGGTGCTTAAATCCCAAGTAAGAAACCTTCGCCAAAATAAACGTTACTTCGCCGTAACACTTAAGGGCGTTCAAAAAGCATATGACATTCCACGCTTCACACTGTCGCTACAGCGCGAGGTGTCAAAAGCAGTCAAGGCTGTTGCGCCAGACTTCGTAGTCAATTCTGATTTCACAGCCGCCATAAACTGGATTGAGGGGCATCAACGCATTTTTGAAGAAGAAGTCATCCCCAACGCAAAAGACCTTGCAGACAACATTAATACCGCTGATGAAGCCATTACATTCCTTAAGAACTACAATCCAGGAATGTATATTACCATTGAAAATGCCATCCGTGAAACCATTGGCTCTGTTTTTGAGCAAACGGCGATTGCAGAATGGCTCGCTGAAGTTGAACAGGAACTAGAGAAGCGCAGTATTGCTAACGGGCTCATCATTTTTTGGGATGAGTTTACATCTGTAATGGATACATTAAAAAGCGACCGAATCAACCTTCTCCAAAATATAGCAGAGAAATCACAGCATCACAACGTATTCCTGTTCCTTATCTCTCACCGTGTAGAATCGCAAAGCACCGACAACAAAGCGAAGGACATAACGAAGATGAGTGATCGATTCGACGAAATTGACTATAAGATGGATAGCCTGAGCACATATTTGATTATGCGCCACAGCTTTACCATTCCAAATATCGAATCGAATGAGCAGTTTAAGGCATTCAAAAATATTGTACTCCCGAAAATCGGAGAAGTGCTTGACTTCCTGACACATGGCAATGCCGAACAGGTAGGCCATATCAAGGAACTCCTCCCAATGCATCCTTATACGGCCTTTCTTTGTTCGGAAGTATCGAACTTCATAGGTTCTTCAAATCGAAGCGTCATTAAGTTCATGCACGATAACGACTCCGGATTCGAAGCATTCCTCAATAACGAAAACTGTTATGATGGGGATATGCTGATGACAGCTGACACTCTGTGGGATTTCTTTTATCCTACATTTGATGCAGACCCTGGTAGCGTAACGTTCACAGGTCTGTTCAACTCGTTTAAAGACAAAGTGCGTGCTCAAGGTGAAGACTATTTGCGAGTTTTTAAAGTAATTTTGCTGCTTAACGCACTATCGCCCAAGTTCAAGAAGTCAATCGAACTAATGACACCAAATGACCACGTACTCCGTTGCATGTTTGCCGGCGATCGTGTTTACAGTAAAGTCATTGACATCCTGAACTATCTCGATGAGAACAAAATTGTAGTCCGCGACATCTTTGGTGAGTTCAAAATTCGTGGTACTTCCTACAATCAGAATGAGATGAACAAACGTCGGCAGGACGAACAGTCTGCATATAAGACGTCTATTTCTGTTCTTGATTATGACACTGTCAGCAAAGAAGACCTCGGTGGGCTGTTCCAAATAGGCGTTTCTGTTAAGCGAGAAACTGCCGTTCAGTTCTTCTCATGCGAGGATAGCGAGCAACTCCTTCGCAGTAGGCTGAATAAGTTCACGTCTGACAAGCCCAACTATATACACGTCGCGTTTTTCCTCGCCCTTGATGAAGAAAACCGTGAAATAAAATCGACTCTGCTCAACAATTTCTCAAAGGAATTTGAAAATCTGGTTATTGTGCTTGCTGAAGAAACATTCTCAACACAAGCATATAATAAATTCATTGATGCTGTGGCTACATCTAAAGTTGCTCGTAGTCATTTCAATGAATCTGAGGCTAAGGAATTTGAGAAAGCGGCTCATGCTTTTGTCTCAAAGTGGATTACACAACTTCGGCACAACACCTATAATGTCTATTTCAATGGAGAGTCTTATCGTGAAGGAACAATAGACCAACTTCCAGACCTTCTTAACAATAAGCTCTGTACTAAAATTTATAATATGGGATTTGAGACTATGCGTTTTCCAAAGGGTGTTGTGCCTCCCATGACATTCTACAAAGACGGCAACTGTCCGAAAGTTATCCAACAAATACTACAAGCGCAAAACCGTGATCAGCTAACATCACACGGCAGCAGTGCTTCGCCGCTAAAATATCTTTTTGAGGAAAACGGAAATACACTTGTCAAAGCAGATGGAGTGCTTTCGGAAAATGCTCTTAATGGGCATTCGTGGCTGGTAGAAATTTGTCATCATGTAGAAAAATGCATGGAAAAAGCACGCAAGGAATACGCTGATAAATTCAGTTTGCCTGTAGTGCTCGCTTCGTTCATAAAGCCGCCCTATGGCATGTTCACTTCCATGCTGAATTGTGCAGCTATAGCATACGCTCTCCGCCAATATAAGTCTGAGTTGTTTCAAACAACTATCTCACAGCCCATTTCTGACGAGGCTCTGTGTACCATGGTAACCGACTTATTCAAGATGTGGAAGGACGGTAAATCTGATTCAAACTCAAAGATGTTTCTTCGCTTTGGCTCGAAGGAAGAAAGTGACCTTACTAAGTTGCTTTATGACACTTTCGACCTTGCCCACACAATTAAGGCAAAACTTGATTATGTTAAAAGTCTCGACAATGCAAAATGGTACATTCAAAAATTCTGCAAACTATATGCAAAACAGCCTCTGTGGACTCTTATTCATATTCCGGGTTTATCGGAAGATTTAAAGAATGCAATACAATCACTTATTGCAATTTTCGCTCAGGAAACTCTTTCGGTCGAGAAAATCAAAGCGATTTATCGTGACATCAAAAACAACCATGTGGAACTTCTAATACTTATCACCAATGTTGATAATTACGAAAAAGGATTCATAAATTTCGTTGATAGCATAGAAGGTGTCAAAATCGAGAAAGCATGGTGGAACGAGATGCTTGAAAAACTCTCGCAACTCCCAAGTGAAATTGCATTCCGCAAGGAGTCTGATGTTGAGAAAGCCATCTACCAGTTCTATATCCGTAAAACCTCTGGTAATGGCGGACAGAATGGAGAAGGCGATGATAGTAGCGGCAATGGTGAAAACGGCAACAATAGTGGTAATGATGGAGGCTCTAACAATGAAAACAAGACCCCTAAAACGGACATCGTTAAGCAGGCCAAAGAGAAAATCAAGACCACAAATATGCCAAACATCATGTGGCAAATGGCCATACTTAATCTACTGGAACAGTATCCTGAAACCGCAGATTTTTTTAATCGACTATAAAAATGGATGCAACCGACAAAGTAATAGTATTTCACTCGCTTGATGACCTTAAGGAGGCTATTAGCGTTGACGTAAAGTCACATGATGTGCTAGCACAACGATATTGTGTACGTTTCATCATGTTGAATAACTTTGATGCATTCCGAGAACTAACCAAGTTTCTTGTTTTGGAACTTGGCGTGGAAAAGTTCGATCTTGAAAAGCTTGCGTTAGGCTCGGACAAAACTATTGACATTGATACTCTGAGCGATGCCGTACGGAACTTGAAGGTTTCTAGCATCGTAACACCCTTCTCTGAACTTGCTCGATTTTTCAAAGAGGACGAGTTCAAAGGTTTCTTTAATGATATTATCTTATCTGAAGATATTGCACATCCTCAAAAGCGAATTTATATTCCCATCATCGGGCTGCATAACCGATTTACAGACTTTCTCAAATCCTTTGGACGCATTGAAGAGAGTGCCCCCATTTGGCAATATTATACGCCTAAGGACGATAAGGTAATGGTATACGTCTCAAAATTCAAAAACTACACCATTCCTGACAAACTTAATATTTGCTCATTGCCAACCATGCGTGATTGGCTTAGTTTCTGGAAGAAGCAGGCACCTAAAGATAAAATCTTGTGTGGCGCATCACCAATTCTAAACCGCTGGCCGAATGCCAAGCCGGACTCAATATTCACATTCCAGTCTGTAGATAACTCGCATAAGTTCATAACCGACTTCCTTGAAATATCATTGCCCATAGAATATAAGGAATCAGAATTGGAATATTGGGACGCAATGCTTCAAAACATCGACAAGAACTCCGCTCAGCTGTTCGACTTTCCAATGAGTATTGAGGGTGTCGATAATCTTTTGTGTATTATCTTGACCTGCACGGATTATATCGCACTTGTCGGCGGCTTGTTGATAACCTATTTGCGAAAAACCTTGTGCAATAGCTACACCGAGGTCGCGTTGGCCGTTTCTGAGTTCGCCTGTTTGGTTGCAAATAGCAAGCTGGTTTTGATAGCCTTGTTCCAAAATAGCTTTCTGTGTGGTGCGGCAACAATCTTTGAGCTGTTGAATTATATTCATATCGCCCAAATTAGCGGCGTTGATAACACGCTCTGCACTGAAACCTACCTGTCCTGCAACTTGCTGTATAGCGGCCTGTACATCGCAGCAGCATTTCTGCAAAGTATTGAAGTCAATATTCAGAGTTTGCGAAAGTTGACTTAAAGCAAAGCCATTACCTTCAATAGCAGACTTTATACAGTCTGCATTTTGATTGTCCTGCAATTGTGTAAGGATTGCGTTTAATTGAGATTGCATTTCAATACCCTGTGTTGTAGCGGCACCATTGCCCCAATCTCCAAAACCGCCATTGCGTAAAATGGCAAAAAACATAAGATATGCAAAAGGATTATTCATCCATCCGTTCATACCGTTCATGCCTCCATTCATCATTGAAGCCATAGCCAAAAGGCTGTCATTGTCGCCTCTGTCGCAACAATAAATTTTTTCTACTGTTTATCCCATGATTAAAAAATTAGTTAGTTAAAAAAATAAGATTGATTGATAAAAAAATAGATTTGTGTTTCGGTCAATATTAACCGTGCACAAATCTACATCAAAGGGTAAGAACAAATAAGTAGTTACTATTGAGTTACTACATGTTTATTTTAATCCTTTCTTTTATATCATTCAATACGCAGAAATATGTTGATTTCAAATACATTTTCGATTTTATTCTTTCAATGAAACTTTTTACAGCGTAACATATCCCCGGCTTTGTAATGTTAAACTGCTTTTTTAGGATTGTGTATGTTATGTCGTATTTTATATTCAGAATATATATTGCCATAAAGCGAGCGTCTACGATTTCTTCGTTTCTTTTTTTGCTTAGAATATCGTCGATGGGTATATTTGTATATTCTGATATAACGTCTAATGTATTTTTGATAATATCATTCATTTAACAGTTTCCTATTTTTTTATTTTCCATATCAGCCACATAAGAAACAGAGAAACAAATAAACCCGATATTCCCAAATTCCACCAACACCAATTAGGTATTACTTTCGTTTCTTTTATAACTTCAACAGGATAAGGTATGCTGTCAGTTAAGTTTATAGTATCTTTTATAGTTTTTTCTTTATATTTGATTTTTATATTCTCTATGTACGTTGTGTCGTTTTTTGAGAATATCTTAACTGTGTCTATTTGATATATACTATCTCTTTGAATAGTATTTTTATACTCTGTTTTTACAGTCTCAACGGGCACATAAATACTCTTTGTACAACTATATAAACAAAATATAACTATCAAAGTTGCAAATATCTTTGTCATTTTATTTTTAATATTTGTTTTCTGTTTACTCCGTTCTTTTTGAAACTAACATGCACCCATGCTGGGTATGTTCTTGTTCCTTTTTCCCAAATCAGTTGGTCAAATGGCAGGTTTTCCCGAATTATCTCAAACAGTTCCATATTTTCCTTTACGTCTTGTGCGGTTATATCTGCCGCCTCACCGCGCGTGTGTTGGCTATTTTTAGCACCTCCAACGGCGTTATTTAGAAGAGTTGACCTATAACCACTATTTACTATTATAGGCTTACCAAACGCTTCCCTTAAAGGGTCAAGCACATTCAATACAAGTGCTTCGATATTCTCTTTTATAACTTCACTTGGTGTGTTGTCAATTCCTTTTTTCTTTGCAGTATCACTTCTGCAAAGTTCGTCTATCGTAAAATATTTCATATTATACCTATTATAATTCCGACTACATCACAAATCAAATCTTTTAACTCGCATGTTCCTTTTTTTAGTAACAAGTCATATATTAACTCTTTTGCAAGACCTATGGCAAATGTTATTATTGCAGCTATCCATATCGGCAAGAACAAGCTCAATATGGCAGCAATTAACGAGCTTAAAACAATGTGCAATAGCCCGTCTTGTGCTATGTAGTTAAGTATTTTATTTATATCCATATATTTTATTATTTTGACAAAGCTGTGCCTATTTGCATTCCACTCTTACGTATCTCTCTGCCTACCTTTCGCAAATTCATAGTGTCATTAAAGCAGAAAGAAAGGCCTATGACACCTATCGGACTTTTACCATCGTAAAGCGTAAGAGCAGCAAACTGATTTACGTTGTTAGACTTCATTTTGTAGTATAACCTTTTGTCTATATTGATTATACTATCCACAGAGCCATAAAAGTATCCCTCTTGCATTAATTTATACATAAGTGGATAACGAGACAAGCTAAAATCTGAATAATCATCCTCTATGTTTAATATGCTGTCTCTCGTTGTTTCTATACGCATAGACCCATACAAAAAGGGTAACCCAGTGGCTATATTAGAACTACCGTTGTGGAACTCTACAAGCCACGCCCTGTCTGCATCCGTGCTTTCAAGAAGTCTTTCCAAAATAAGCCTAACATCTTTGTCGGATTGTACACGCTTGCTTATAGCTACATTATGTTTATCAACTTGAAATTTCTCTATCTTGTCAAGCAAATAAGTGGGGTTTAGCGTAAAAAACACTACATAACCCGTTATAAGAAGAAGTATTAGGCTCTTTATAATGTCAAAAAACCCATACTTCTTCTGCAAATTTAACAGCTTTTGCAAGAAAGATATGTTTTTATCTATATTGTCTTGCATGCTATAAACGTTAAATCAATCCACAAAAAGTAGTTGCTTTCAAACCTGCACAACGTACTACCAAAGCGGCGACAAGTGCTATTACGTTGAATAGGTCAAATCTCAATGCGTCAACCCAGCTTTTACCGTACATCTTGGCGGCAAAAACGTAGCTTACGAGAACTACAAGGCCGGGCAATAAACCCATTAAAAATGTTACTAAAAGTGTTAGTGCTGCAAAAATAACAGTCCACCATGCGAAAGAAATTGTCTTTTCCATAATCTTAAATTTTTAGTTAGTTAGTAATATTGTTTTTCATCTCTTCTTTTACATCTTGTTTTACACTCTCACAGAAATCATACCATTCTTGGTATTCTTTAGGTTTTATATCTTGCTGACGTAAAATAGCTATTTCGTCGGCAACAGAATATTTTTCCCTTATTCTTCTGACTACTTCTTCTTTGTAGTCAAATTCTACGTTTACTTCGGGTATGCTTTCTACCTCTTCAAACATATCTACTGTGTCATTAGGTAGCTTTATACACCTTTTGAAGTATGTGTCAGTACCTATTCTGTGTACATATTTTCCTGTTGTGCTTATGACTTCTTTATCTGTAATCTGTATCATAGTTATATTTTTTTATTCTGTTGTTGCAAAAGATATTTGTTTTTCGGCAGCATTTGTTACTATCTGTTGCCATTCTTCTGTTGTACCCCCAACTTGTTCTGTTGGCTCTATTGTTCCTGTTAGGTATCCGTATGTTGTTGGATGTACCGTTATAGTTATTGCTGATGTATTTGCAGCATTGTCAACGAGATAACTCACAGTATCGAGTGTTAGACGCGGACAATCACTTATAACAGCATTTTGCTTTAAGTTTTTAATCCTAAAATATTCTACCAATGTCGAATTGGTAAAAATTCTGAAAGAAGTATTTGGTGCATTTTCTACACTTATTATATCCAATACCTTTTTTAATTTGCGACAATTGCCGCCAAAAGCATCAATGCTATAAGCATTAACTTCCATTTCTTTTCGTATTTGCACAGATTCAAGATTATGGGCCGCAAAATACCAGTATCTCAAATCTTGCGTGTAAGGTATTGGGAAGAATGTCCTAACCCTCTTGCTGCGCATGGGATAATTTCCTACTTGAAGCATAGTATCTACGTAGCTTACAAGTATTTGTTCTTCGGTCAAGTCATCAAGGCCAGATAAAGAATAAAGACCTGTTTCAGAATTGTAAACAGCACCAGCAGCCTCAAATAGGCCGCGATATATGCTACCATCTGTATTTATTCCATCCAACTTTTTTTTGTCGGCGGAGCTCATAAGCCCGCTTGACTTTTGTGTAGCGTCATCGGGTTTAGAGTATTCCTTAACCTTACCCATGCTTACCGTTGAATTACCGTTAACAAGCAGAGTATCTTCGTCATTTATTGTATTTTTTGTCTCTAAATCTTTGTATTTTGCCATAGTTTTTATATTTTTGCGTTGTCTATATTCCGTTTAAGGTTTATATGTATGTACTCCGTTAAGGTATATATTTCTGCCCTTCGTTAAGAGGGGCATTTTTTATATAGGAAATTCGATATTATTTCTAATATTGTGCTTTGCACCACCTCTTCCGAGTGTGAAGTAAGCGGTTTTAATATATATTTGTTTTTCTTTTGAATATTGGTTGATAATAGTTATGCCAAATTCAGCAATGTTACTAATCATTTTATCGCCTTTGAAAACTGCCATACCGTAGTTGTTTATATCAACTCTGAAATTTTCATTCAAATATACACTTCTTTTACTACTTTTTGAGTAGCCTGTTCGATAAATTATATATTGTCCGCCCCCATCTTCCTCTATTCTTCCAAATGTAAGTTCTTCCGCATAACAGCTTGCTACCGTCCTTTCGAGTGTTTGAAGTCTTTGTGTATAAAAGATGCTGCTATAACTACCATCTCCGGTCCTAACTACGCCCCAACCGTGGCGTGTGTTTTTTTCCGCTTTTGTGTCTTTACGTTTTAGCCTACGCATGAAACGAAGTTCGCATTGGCTAATATCATCAACGTAACCCTCGCACCTAAAAACAAGCTTGTTATAAGCACTATTTGTGTCAAATGTTCCGTCTCCTATGCTTTCAGCCTCTATGTTTACAGATAATTGCAAAAGCTCATTTGACGACAACCCAGCAAGCCATTTTTGGTATCCGCTGTAATCTCCCGTGTACTCTCCGTTTACAACTGCCAACTCATACGCCGACAAACCATCTTTGCCGTCTGACGAAAATTGTACGTCAAGGGTTAAATCCAAACTCTCTACCGTGTCTGTCGTAACTTCGCATTTATCTGTCAAAACAAAAGCTTGGCAGTTCTCAGCAAGATACCTGCTGCCGTCTTTGATATATTTTACTTGCGCCCTGTATTCGCCCTCATACAGCTTTTGGTTTGCGGGTACAGACACATTCAAAATACCCTCCGTAGAGTAGTTAAAAGAAAAGTTTTCTATCCTTACCCACTTTGCGCCGTTGTCAATAAAAAGAACTTGAATGTTACTTACATTCGTAAAATCTTCGTTTTGTCCGTCCGACCTTTTAACAGTAAGAGTTAAATTAAAGTCGTTTCCTATTTTAATTATCGGTATCATATCAAAGAGGATGTGCTTATAAGGTTAGTTATTTCGTTGTTCTTAATCATGTATGCGTAAATAGACGGCATAAGGGCTATATTATTTTCGTACATACAACAATCATTCAAAATACCCTTTGTATTGTCATTGTTGAGAAAGAAATTATCATCTACCTTGCTCCAATCAACAACAGCATAACCGCTTTTTCCACCAGTCATAGGTGAAAGTTGTATTAAAGAGTTAGGAGTATATGGCGACGCCGAATTGTACAAATATTGACAATCTATTGTACCATCTAATTGTGATATGGTAAGTTGTGTTCTATATTGCCCGTCTATTAATTTATTTTTGAATAATCGGCTTACATAAGGGATGTTTTCGCCGTCATCAAGCCATATTTCTTTTATAGCGAAGTTTACCTTTTCGCTTGTAGTGCAATTCGACAAAGAAGCCTTATTTAGCGTATATCCGTTAAAAAAGAATATCTCGCCTGCAAAGTTTTGGAATATCTTTGTCTTTAATGCTTTTGTTATTCCGTTATATTCGCTACTTTTTCCATATACACTACCTGTCCACGCATTATAGAATAGGTTATTTTTATAAGCTGCAAAAATACCTTCACTTTTAATAAAGTAAACAGCATTTGGGTCTGTTACACCGCTTTCGTTTATACTTTGTCTGTCTAATATTCCATCGAAAAGCGGGCAATCATCTACCTTTTTATACCCTCCGAAAACCTTGCTTATTTCAGAGAAATATTGTGCCAAATTTGCATCATCATAAAAGGGATATATAATTTTATCCGATAGCGAAGGTATCATATTTCTAATTAAAATATAATTATCCGCATCTATTGCATCTAATTTTTTATTTATTTCAGTTGTCAAACTTGCGTCAATTGCATCTAATTTTTTATTTATTTCAGTTGTCAAACTTTCGTCAGTTGCCTTTGTACCGCTATCTGCAAACTTAGCTATTGACTGCAATACGGCATTTAGCATCGAACCTGTAATGGCGTTGCTTCCGTTCGTCTTTATATTTTGGTTTATCTGTTCTAATAATTGCGAAATATTCATAGCTTTTATATATTAAAATCGTTACTAAAATCGTTGTTATAATCTCCTTTCTCTATCATATCGTAAGACTTGAAAATGTCGTTATAATATCTTTCTACCGTCATAGTGTAAACATTAAAAGGATAGCTCGTCATGCTTTCTTCTTTGTCTATTGTACTATCTTCACTTCTTACATATCTTTCGCCGTCTATATAAACGTTGTCAAGGCAAAATATGTAGTTTATTAACTTACCAATCCAATATGGTACACCTTGACTATCACCGATTATAAGCTCTTTTTGTGTATAAGGATAGGCGTATAACAGCTTTATTTCTTGGTTTTGGTTTCTGAAAGTCTCAATAGCGGCATTTTCGTTATAACTCGAAGCCTTAAACCCGCAAGGTATTCTTAGTGTGAATTTATGTGTTATGTTGCTATTGTCGATAAAATAGGAATTAAAGGCGTTTATATTTGAGCTGTTCCAATATTCTATCTTTTTAAGATAGTTGCACTCATCTAAAACCTCAAAACAACCTATTGAATTGAAATATCTCACTCCGTCTGTTTCAGACGATATTATTATTTCAACGCTGTATAAAGTGTTTGTAGAAAGAGAGCTTGTATCTACATAAATAAGATAACAAGTAAGTTCATCGTTTACATTATACGTTTCGTCAACCGTAAAATGACTATACGTATTACCGCTCTTTATATTGTAAGATATTTGCAGCCTCTTTTCACCTATTATCTCTATGCAAATTTCATCGTTTTTAATAAACTGCTGCACATAATACCGCAACATGTCGCCCGAATAAATATCTGTTTTATCCGTGAAATTTAGCGGGCTTAATGGTGATATGTACACTTCCATATTTCAAATATCTTTTTATGCAAATATACAATTATTAGCGAATAATCATATATTTATTATATAAAATTTTGTTTATTACTCGGTTAGTATTAGTTTATATTCTGCCGCTTCATTATTGCCTATATTTTGCACGGCATCTAACAAATACCCCTTGTAAGTTCCGTAATTTGTGTTTACCTGTACAAGTGCATCCTTGTTTGTCGGCAATTCTGTTTCAGAGGTTTGGAAAGTTAGCGTATTTACAGTTATCCTTCTTTCTGTGAATTCTATATCGTCATTCATTTTGAAAATATCGAATTTTTCGGGGTTTTCATTGTATTCATAAAAAACAACATCAGAATTACCGTCAGAAGAGGCAAATGTAAGGTTCATTGTGCAAGGCGTAATCATAAAGCTGTTTCTCTTTACACAATATTGCGGGTTTAGCATGGCGTTGAAAGAATAACGCTCGAATATAGCGCAAGAAATAGGCTTTGGAAGCTCGTAATTGCTATCTATTTCATAGTCAAACACTCCGTTGCTCCAATCTATCAGCATAAGCCCCTTAAAGTTCATATTACTTGCCTTTAAGTATGTTTGTACGTTTGCTGCAGGTGGTATTACTATCTTAAAAACAAGCTCATTGCTTATATTTAATTGTGGTGTCAAATCTCCCGTATATGTTATAAATACATTGCCTATCGTTATTTCTTTTTTTACAAACTTACCTTCTTGTATTGTCCTTACAGAAATAAGATAAAAAGGTATGTAATAGGTTCCGAAAACAAACAACTCTTTCAACCACTGACAAGTACCATCTTCTATATAGCCTTGTCTTATGTTTGAATATACCCTAATAGACCTGTTTATAGTGTATTGCGTATCGTCCTCATTAACGTGTATTACAAATATATCATCGTCCTTGTCTTCGCTATCTTCGTCTACTTTTCCTTCATCTTCTACATCTTGTACGGCATATTCAAATCCGTAGCTGTCAGCTCTGTATTTGCTTGTCATTTCAAGCTTGCTATCAGTCAGAGAAACACCCGTAGTATATTCGTTTGTAAAGTTATATTCGTTGTTTCCGTTGTCCTTTTCGTAGTCGTACTTTGAATAACCTATTTTTACGCTTGAATATATAATAGACGTATCTTGCGCAAATTCAAACTCTGAATAGTTGTTTATCTCTTTGGATACTTCATTTACATATAAATCCTCTCTTTTACCAAACCTTATTGTATAGTCGTTACCCGAGCTATATATTATTGTATAGGTAAACCCAAAGCAACACTCCATAAAGTCTGCAAAATCATTGAAAGAAGTATGTATTTTAGGCTCTGTAAACCTTCTAATGCTTTCACCTGCTACTAAAACACACTGAATATCGGTAGTATCAATAATGCAAGTTACATTCATTTCTGGCAGCTTTATTTTATTTACTAACGCTTCTAACAGCTTTTGAGGTGTAAAGCAAGGTATATCTACATTTGGATATACTCGAGTCATTGTATCGGCTAATATTAAAGCTCCTTTGTCAAAATTACCTACTACGTCAGAATTTACATTTAATTCTGCTGTAAAGTTTGGTGATATACCAGAACCACCTAATCCTTTCAATCGTATATAAACACCGTATTTCTCTTCAGAAAAACAAGATATACTTGCCGACAAGTTTATTTCATTCTCTGTATTTATTCCTTGTATCTCTGAGCCTGTTTCTGTTTCCTTTATTCTCGCTACATCCTTGTATGCAAGTATTTTCTCTATTGCTTTATTTGTATTATAGTCATAATATACTCTACCTATCATAACTCCCATTATAGCATCTGATGCTGTAGAAGGTAATAATCCATCAAATTTAGTAGGTTTAATTTTGAAATTTGCGTTTAGGGTAAAATATGCGTTTCTCAAACATCTTATAAGGTTAAATCCGTCAGTATCTTGCGGTATTACATTCTCATCGTCAGAGCTAAAAGACGCTCCAGTTTGGTCTAAACACTCAAATGGAGGTTTTCTCATGTCAGTATCCAAATACGCCAAAGGTATGGCATACCAAAAAGTATCATACGAATTTCCTGCTGGTATTTTACTCCACTTGTTGGATATTTGTATTTTATAGGGTTCATCCTCTGTACCTCCTTGCGATGTCCATTGAGGTGTATTCCTATAATTTATTCTATCATAATGAAGTTTTTTTGTATTTTCTACCTCGCTATAAAGAATATCAAAGTTTGTAGACTTTTTGGCCTTTACAAGGTCAGAAAAGCTGTTTTCTTTTGCGTTTATAGAGAATATAATGCCGTCAAACTCTACGGTAGAAAAATCCAATTCTCCGTAGAAAATTAAATTGCTGTAACTCCAATTTTCAGTAAGTCTGTAAATAGTTATGTACGCTTTTGAGCTTAGGTAATATGTTTTATAGTCAGAAAATAGCAAATCTTTTGCCTTTGAGACAAATTCAAATTTAGTTGATACACTACGTATAACGCCAGTGTAATCACTTCTCGAAAGTGAAATTTCTACTTCATCCCAGTTTTTCAAACAATCCTCTGAAACGTCTATACTTTCGTTCATTGTTTGAAGTATTACCTTTATTCTGTTTATGCCCAACATAACCTACTTATTTTTTCTTGGTTTTACTTTTAATTGCCTTTGCCTCTTTGATTTTCGCTTTTATTATACATGCGTACTCCATTGCGGAAATCTTATGCTGGTCTATCTGTACGCCCGAAATCATTAAGGCGGCTCTTTCGTCTGCCAAATCCTGCTCCGTCAATTTTTTTTGTGTGTTATTATTTTTTTTGTATTCTTTTATTCTCAAATTACACATATCAAAACGCTGTTTGTAATATGTAAATTGTTTTTCGAGAAAATCTTTTAATTGCTCTTTGTCACCGTTGTACCTCAAATGCCTTGCAGCTTCGAGAGAGATATTTATATCTACGTTTATCATTTCAAGCCCTATACTTGAAAGTGATAGAAACCTTTGCATATTTAATGCTTCCTCGTACAATATACATATCTGTGTACGTTTCTTATCCCCGATAGCAAGCATATATTCTTGTATAAGAGCATCACTTTGAAGTTGCTTTTCATTTTTTGAATATTCCCCGTTTATTACGACGGCATCAATATCACCCAAAAGTATTTTGTTAAATACGTATAGTGGTATGTCGTTTAGCTTTTCGTACATCATAATCTTCTGCTTTTATATCGTTCTAAACCTTGTCTCCTAATACTTTTACGATACATGGCTGTTTGTTTATCAATAGACTTTTTAATGTCCTCTGTATTTCTCTCTAATTGTCTGTAATCGTTGTTAATAATTATAGGCTCACCTGTTTCGAGGTCTGTTACAAGGCTTAAAAAGTCGCTTTTATTAGGTCTTTTAAGAAAATTAAGGTCGTCAGTGCTTAGCATTTCCAAATTCGGCAATACTTTTGCACCTTTTGGAATATTCATAAGCGTAGGTGTATCGGGGGTTATATATGCTCCCTTGCTTGTCATTACAACCTCGTTTTTGCCAGCATCACCAACTATGGCCATACCTCCCTTGTGGTAGTCTGTTCCTTTTGCGTAAGTTGGTATAGGTTGTGCTGCAATAGTGGCTATTTGTACTGCTCCCAAAGCTGCGGCTACACCCGCCAAAATAAGACCTACAACAAAAGGCTGCGTACTTAATGCACTTGTAACACTCAAAGCGGTATTAATAATAGCTTGCGTCAAATCCATAGCCTTTTGCATCTTGGCTTGTTTGATTTGAAGTTGCGCTTTCTTCTTTTCAAGTTCCGCTTGCTTTTGTGCCGTAATCTCTTCTTGCAGACGTTTACGGGCTTCGTACTCTTCTTGTGATAAAGCACCTTGTTCGTACATCCTTTCAAGGCTTTCAAGCTCTCTTTGGTTAGCTTCTTCTACCGCATCTGCCTCTTCTTCTATCTTTTCTATTCTTGCATCATATATTTCGTTAAATAAGTTTCCTAATTCTGTTGTAATGTCTGCAAGACCTTGTAAAGACGCTTCGGCAATTTGCAAATCCTCTTTGGATATTCCGAGAATTTCGGCAATACTTTTATTTTTGTCTTTATCCTTATTTGTCTTTTCCTGCTGGTCTATCAATAAATTATATTCAGCGCGCAACTTTCTAATTGCCGCCGTAAGGTTGTTTATATTTTCTTCCGAAAACTCACCCTCTCCCAACTGTAATGCTATTGATTGTTGTTGCGTAATATCCGAAGTAGAAGAAAATTGTGCTTCGAGTTCAGACCTTTGTTGAGTTATATATCTTAACTCATCTTCTAATGCGTCTATCTGAGCTTTTATTCTATCTCTCGCACCTCTTTGCGTTATCTCCAATAATTTGTCTTGATATTGTTCCTCGTTTATTAATCCCCTATTATATTGCTCTGTTATCTTTTCCTCTTCTTCTAACAAGGATATTTCTATTTCAAACTGTTCTGTATCGCCTTCAGTTTGTATTCTCTTTATCATTTCTTTGAGTATAGAGTTAGCCGCGCGAGCCATTTTCTCTGCCTCACGTCGCATCTTTTCTTCTGCCTTTTTCTCTGCATCTTCTATCTTTCTATATCGTGCCTCAGCTAATAACTGTGCAGCTTCGTCCTCTGCATTCTCTAAATCTCCGCCTACATTCTTTATCTGTTTTAATTGTTCTTCATACCATTTGTTTATCTCGGCAATCTGACGTTCTTTTGTCTCGTTTATACTCTCTACTCTGTTTTCTGATATTATCTCATTCAATAGTTTTTCATATTCTGTCTGCTCTCCTTTTATCCTCGTTATTTGCTCTTGTGCGTATTGTATTGCTTCCTGCAAATCATCCCATGCGGGTGTATCTTTTACTTTCTTAGACGCTTCCTCTAAATCGCTTATCTGCTTTTCCCACCATCCGATAGTACCTTTGGCAAAGCTCTCTTCTTCCTTACCTTCTTTGCCGCTTCCTCCTTCTTGCGAAGCGTTAAAAGCAATTTGATAAGAGTTTATTTTAGAAACCAATTTATCCCTTGCCTTAAAGTCTTCTAATATGCTTTTATAAAAAGAAACAAGACCTTGTGACTGTTTTTCTAATTCTTCAAGCTGCTTATATTCGGGAGTATAAAGATATTCGTAATTTACTGGCCTTCTTGCTGCAAGAGCATTTTTAGTCTCTTCATCATCTATTTTCTTTCTCTCTTTATAATATTTATCCCACAAATCTTTTTGCTCTTGTAATCTTTTTTCAATTTCTTCCGAAGTAGAAGTTTCGGATATAACATCCTCTCCATATCCGCTTTCCATTACCTTTTCAGTAATTTTAGTAGATAATTCAACAACCTTTTGTTCTTGTGCCTTTGCAACGGCAGAAGCTATAATAGAATTTGAAAGTTGTTTGTATGTATTGGTCAAAGCGGTAATAGAATTTTTTTCTTTTGAAATGGATAGATTGTATTCTTCTGCCATTTCTAATATTTTTTCTCTCGCTACCCTGCGTGTTTCTACGCTTGCAGACTCATCCGTAGCGGCTTTGTACAACAATCTTAGACGCGTCAGCTCTTCCTGCGCGTTTTTAGTACCATTTTTCCACGCTTCGTTTAACGCCTCTTGCGCCTTTCTCGTGCTGTCTAACGCTTCTTTACCGCTAAATAGACCTTTTACCCAATCTATTATTTCTTCTCCGTATAACGTTAAAACAGTCACACCTGCAATTAACAAAGTATTCACTGAAAATAAGCTGCTTAAAAGAGCTTTACCTATGCTTATTTTTTGAGAAGTTTTTCCCAAAGCCTCCATTTCGGCATTGTAGGCTTTCATGGCCTTAATACTGTCGAAAAGCATAGGTATGTTGTTAGATATGGCAAGGAAAAATATATCCAAACCATTTTTAGCACTTGGAGCTTCTCGGATAATCTGCGAAACACTTACATTCAGACCGTTCAACACAGACCTATAATTACCGATATTCATTTTCTGCTGTGTTGCAGCGTCGGAGTTAGCGCGTATAAATTCGGTATTTTTGTTTATCTTTTCATTGTATTGGTTCAAAGTATCTTGCGCTCCATCCATAGTAAGGTCAAGCTCTTTTGCAGCCTTTCGCAAAACTCTGTTCTGTGCTGCCGCTTCGGCCATTGTTTTGGCCTCGTTGTTTAGTGCTTCAGTTAAAGTTACGGTAATTCTTTGTCCTCTTTCGTTTTGTTTGTTTAATTTTTCTTTTTCTTCTGCTGCTTTTTTTGTCTGTTTTGCAACATTTTCGGCCGCTTTTGCTGCATTAACTTGCGAAGTAGTCAAGTCTTTTAGACTTTTATTCGCATCGTTGGCCGATTGAGAAATAGACTGTATTGTCGTATTTAATTTCTCTATCTGCGGTATTATCTGTGAAGGGTCGTCTATCTTTATTTTAACAGATAAATTGCTAATATTTTTTTTTATATTTTCTATCGCTTGATTAAAACCATCAACTGACTTTGCAGCCTCATCTGCGTTTTGCTTTATCAACGATATGTCAAATATCTTGTCTATCATATTATTTTCCTGTTATGTATTCAACAATAATACCTCTCTCGCTGCCTTTCGGTGCAAAATTATAACTACCGTCGGCATTTTTATATATTACCATAATCCCTTCGGTCTTTGCCATCCTAACTGCCAAATCCCGTATTTTGGAATATGTAGAATATTCTTTTATCTGTTTCATGCAAGCCATTTTATACCGTATTTTTTTGTAACATTATTTATGGCCTCGTTTAGCTCTTCCTCTATACGCTCTTTCACTGACGGCGACAAGGCTAAAATCTTATCGCCATATTTTGCCCTTAAAGTTCCCTCTATTGGAGAACCTGCGGCCTGCGTATCTACACTACCATCACTGTATTTTGCAGTGATATAATTGTGGAATTTTACACCCGTTATAATAAGGTTGGGTGTGTCCCAATTACGGGCTTTCAAACCCCACTGAGGGAACGCCTGTACATTCCTTTTACCGAACTTTCCCACATACCTTAGTGCTGCATCGCGGGAATGGAAATAGCTATCCTCCGTATATCGCGGCCTTAACTCTTTCCCATCCCCGTCTATACCAGCAAGAAGCTGCGAACGTACCGCATCACCGTAGTCTATTCTACTTGACACATTGTCTATCTCTGCCAATATCTCTTGGCATAATAGATTGATAAGTTCCTCAGCTTCCATAATAATTTACTTTTGTTCGTTCATAATATCCCAAATTTCGGATAGGTGCTTTTTCCTATCTTCTTCGGGAATATGGAGGTAGAAAACTTTATAAAATTTTTTTACAAAAGTCTCTTTCCCCATATTCCTGCATTTCTCGACGTTGAAATCTACACCGTCAAATCTCATACCTGCTCTATACCAGCTATGTTATTTGCCAAAAGCTCTTTCGCGCTCTTTAACTGAGGTGGTGTAGAGCCTCCTGTAATGGTGAAACCGTTGATAGAGGCATCATACGATACCGCCGATGGACTTTCTTCGAAATCTGTGGTAGTCAACGTGCTATATACGCCTGATATATTGGTCATAGAGCCATCTACAAGCTGATATTTTCCGCTGTCTGCCTCAACCCATGAAACACTGATAAGTCCAATCAAAGCATCGTAAATGTCAAATGCGGGTTGGAAAGCAAAACGCATCAACATATAACGCTCTACATCTTCAAGGGCAACATTCACGATGTAGTTTGCCTCTGCACTCGATGTGTCGAAACTTTGGTCTGTGACGTAAACTATTGCGGGTATTCCGTATAGGTTTTCGTTGTCACCGTCTTTCTTAATACCATGTACCTGTCCCTCACTATCTACGTAGAAAACGTACAATTTCGAGTTTTTGATTTTCGTCAACGACTTTACTATTTCTGCATCATAGTTGCCCATAGTAAAAGCATCTACTTTTGCCGAGTATCCTATTATCTTAGTACCTCCGTAGCCTGTTTCTGACGTTTGAGCCTCACCACCCGAAGGTGCGTAATCGACTACGTTTTTCAAAGGATATATTCTGTTAGGTCTGTCCTCATGGCACAACTCTTTTACTTTTTCTGCCGTAACAGAAAATGGCATAGCCAAATCAATAGTTGCCATGATTATAGCCTTTACTTTGCCCGGTTCTATTGGGCAATAACTTCCGCCCGTGTTAAATTTATTGTCTGACGGGCACGTTCTTACATATACGCTCATTTTTAACTTTTATTTTAAGATTATTAATATCAATACCATCTATTGTGTCAAAAACCACCTCATCTTTACCTATTTGAGTACCGTAGTACCCATATTGGTAATTATCCGTGTACTGATGTTCTACAAAATTGCTATATCCGAAATCCAGCCTTTTCTCGCGTTTCAACTCATCTATGAAAGTTTCATAAATAGGGTGTAACGTTTGCTTAAAGCTAAATTCAAGTCTTTGCTCGTAGTCATAACCACTATCTGAAAGCGTAGCTATCAAGATATTTACGTTTGCCGTGCAATAACAGTCTGTACTTGTCTTGTCCTCGTTTATAGGCAAATAGACTACAAACAAAGGGTATTTGTACGCCTCTGCACCCGATGTTTCACTCATTTCTTGCAATTTACTTACAACGTACCTTGCATCTCCACACTGATAGTTAATGCCAATATGAAGTTTTTCTGAAACACGTCTTACAACGTCACGTAATATCTCTTGTATTAAAATCATACGCCCATTGAATTTATATATTCAAGCAAATGAAAGTTAGGTTTATAGCCTTTGTAGAAATCATTGTTAGTGAGAATGTATTTGTCTATCTTTCTTGTCAAATCCGCCATAGTATTCCATGCCAAAACCAACTTATCCATTGGAGAAACGTTGTTAACGCTTTTTTTGATAGTTCCGTTGGCCGTACTCATACTGTTTTTTGTTCTGACGTAAAAGAAATAAACATAGTAGGCAATAGGGCTTCCCGAAATATCTACAAGCATGTCGTATAGGTTTTTGTACTCCGACGTTTCCGCTTCTTCGCTTGCGCTTTCGTACTGTTCATACCAGCTCATAAAAGGCTCGTATAAACTACCTAACAACTCTTGCAAATACTCTTTCTCTCTATTTTCTATTATTCGGTCTATCTGCATACCTATTAGGGATGCGGTAGCCCCTGCAATGTTATTGCTTGCTGCCGCACCCTCTATATAGAGTTCGCCCGTAAAGTATTCCCTACTTATCAACATTCTTTCTGCTCAGTTTTTTGCCTACGAATTTAGCGTATTCCACTATTTCATCTGTCCTCTCAACATACCCTCTTTCAAAGAAATCGAGAGCAATAGGATAAGATACCATAGCTTCATCGTTAACCTTGTAAGCTCCAATTCTTACAATAAATTTTACCTTTGTCTTTTTATTATCTTCGTACATAGTATTATGCTTTTGTTATTGCAGTAATTACAGTTGCGAAAGTATCTTTTACAAAGGCATCGTAGTTGTTGCTCTTAATGTAAGCGGCAAGACGGCGTTCTCCGCGAGCGGTAACAAGGTTGTTTGTAAAGTCGTCAGCATCATAACCGAACGACAACATAAGGTCTTGGTAAATTCTAATATTTACATATCGGAAATCACCTACGATAAAATCTCCTGCCGTTGTCTTGCTGTCTGGAATAACTCTCATGCCGAAAACGTTTCTTTCGTCTATTCTTACAGGCATAAGGTAGTTTCCGTCGGCATCCTTTGTCAACTGCATAGTCATGATGTCTATCGGGTTCATTACAACCGTAGTAGGCATGTAGTTGTTGTTAGACTTGGACAAAATTTGTGTTACGGCTGCAACGATAGCATCGTACATATTCGGGTTTACAACTGTCTTTGCATTTGTGAGAGTAAATGTGGGCATTACAGTTTTTATACCTGTCAAAGAACCAGAAGTACCATTTCCGTTAAGAATGTCGTTCTGTGTAGCAATTTCGATGTCGCGGAAAATCTCAATTTGCAGCTCATTCATCAAAGACGGAATATCATACAAAGCCTCGGTAGTTACCTTTGTGAAAACGGCAATTTTCTTTACCGAAGTTTCCACCGTTTCGATGGTAAAGTCCATTTGAGGCTTTTTGCTACCCTCTTGTACTGCTGCGGCACCAGAAGTTTTGGGCTTTTTCTGCACGTACATGAAGTTAGGCGAACCGATGGTAGAAACGTTGGCTACGTCGAAAATCCACGGTTTGTAAGCCGCGTAATCCGTCATACCACGCTCTATCTCAACATTCATTCGAGCACCTCCCGAAGTCATGGTAGCGGCTGCCTTTGTATTGATATTTACAGAAATGTTTTTTGTAGGCGAAGACTTTATAGCCTCTTTTATGTCGATACTCTTACGGCCTTTGTTGTCGGTAGAAATATGACCCTTAAAGGCCTCTTCAAGGCTCTTTTCAACGTCGTTTTGCTCTGTCTTATCCGACTTTTTCATAATCGAATTGTACTCGATAATTTTTTTCTCGATAGCTTCAAGCCGCTCAGATACGTTTTCAAGTGTCTTGCTGTCGATATTCATATCTTTAAGCAAGTTTTTCATACTTTCTGCATTTTCCGAAAGGCTTTTTCTCGTTTCCTCGCTTACAGAACCTTTTACAAGTTCTTCCACTCCATCATTGAGAGCATTTTCTATGGCCTCAAATGCTTTTTTTGAGGTTTCGTCGATGTCTTTTACACCAGCTTTTTCAATCTCTCCTAAAATATTAAATCTCTTTGTCATGTTTGTTAAAATTTTAAGTTACTGAATATAGTTTTGTTATTTTCGGCTCCTTGCTTATGAAGTGCTATTTGCGGCTTCATATTTGCTCCGAGTGATATTGCTTTATTTATAAGTTGCATTATTTGCAGCTTGTTTTCTACTCCTTTTAAGGCTTCGGAAATCTCTTTGTCAAACAATTTATATACGTTTTCGTCCAACTTAAAGTCCAAAAACTCTGTCTCTCCGTTGCAGCCTATCGATACTACCGATATTTCGTACAAAACAACCTCCTTGACGATAAAAGCATCTCTTTCTTCGTCATATTCTAGTTTGTCCCATACGTATTTATATCCTATTGAGAATTGATTTAACGTGCCGTCTTTTAACTGCTCGATATATCTATCCCCTTGCGGTATCTTTGAAATCTCGGCCTCGAAATACAGCCCGTGGTCGTCCTCTTTTAACACGGTTATCTTTCCTACCGGCTCTTTCATGTCGTGCATCCACAAATGGATTATCTTATCCTTTGCAGAGCTTTCCGGGCCTCTTTCTGCTATGCTTTTCGCGAAACATCCTTTGATAAGAATATCGCCTGCCTTATCCTTGTTTCCGAATACAGCCGCATAACCGCTTACTGTCCTGCTTTCAGAGTTGTGAGCCAACTCTTTCGCCTCAATAGATTTTACTTGGAAACCTATTCTGCCTTCGTATTTGTCTTTTATCATATTAATTATTTTTTGTTGGGTTAATATCTATGTGTTTACTTACTTCTATTCTTGCTTCTTCTGTGGTAATAATACCATTTGAAAGTAAGGTTTCCAATCCTGCGGCCATGTTTTTCAATGCCATAGCGCGAGAACTGAAATCTACCTGCAAACACGGAACGTCGGAATAATCTATTTTTATAAAAATATCTTCCGGGCATAATATATTTGTAAGGCTTCTTGCTATTCTGTGCGCGTCGGGTATTATAACATCTTGATATACAGACTTTTTTACAGCCTCTTGGTTTTGGAATGTAGAGTCTGAAATAAACAAGTTCGGGTTTACACCAATCGCATTTGAAATATCCTGCATAACTGCCCTGTCTTCTTCATGTAGTTGCAGTTGGCTAACATCATAAGACAGAGACAACCAACCTACTTTCGCCCTTGTAACCATAATTTGATAGGGTTTGTCAACAAGGCCGTATTTGTCTCTAAAACCTCTGTTTAGCTCGTCCTTTTCTCTCGGCGTAAGCTCCAAATTGCCAAATTCCGATGTATCGTTACCGTGAATAATTCCTTTCGGGCCTCCGTTTATTATCAAATTACCGCGTGCTTTTATCTGACCTATGTAGTTTCTAACTTGGTCTGACAAAGAGCTTATAGGAGAGAAGAAACGAAGCTCTCCACATTCCACTTTATACATTCCGTCATGTATAATAGCATATTCGTAGCTTTCTATCTTTATCTCTCCGTCCTCTACGTCTATATAAGCTGGGTAATCGAAATTTTTTAATATAATATCTTCCTGTCTTACGTCTCTAATGTGAAAATATTGCGGTGGTATAGGCAATAATCTTTGTACGGGTGATTTTTCGGTAGCTCTCAATAGGAAAATAGGGCAAAAACCATAAAGCCTTATACTCATTTCCACGCATTTTAAGAATTGCGAAAAATCTTGCAGCTCGTTAGGCTTTTCTATCAAATCCCGTATTCTTTTGCTCTCCTTGTCGTCATTCTCGTTATTTTCCTTATCCACAACATAAGGCACTCCGTCCGAAGCCATAGAGCCTATTCTTGAAAGGACAAAAGATAGGGGAGCGACCTTTTTAAGAGCCTCATTTTTATTCAAGTCGTTATCCATATCGATATAACCTGTTTCGTTCGGTCTTATATCTCCAGTATCGTGGACAACAACCATGTCATCGTCTTTTCTTGCTTTTTTTATGTTGAAAATACTATCAAAAAATCCCATTTTATGACGCTTTTAACGTGTTTTCCTTAACTATTCTTTCTTCCTTAGATATTCTTTCGCACAATGTCGATAATACGGTAAGAACTTCATAATAAGCCTCACCGTTATAATCGAGCATATTATTTAACGCATCCTCTGATATATCCTTGTTGAAAAATACGCTTTCTTTGATAAAAGGCAACCACGAGTCTACTTTTTCAGTGTAGTGTCCTCTATCCCTTTTACCACGTATAAAAACATACGGGTTAGCTTCGTATTTCTCTCTTATCTCGGAAACTGATTTTTTATTTGTAGCACCTACAACAACCGTAACTTCTCCCGAAACAATATCATCGGGAATTTTCGATATATCGTACTTGTCTGACGAAAAATAAATATCATCTACATAGATTTTACCGTTTAACGACCATGCCGATACTATTACCATGCTTTGGTCTATATTCGGGTATATCTCTACGTATTTTATTTTCTCTCCGCTTGGCAAGATATTATAAAACTTGTAGTCGTTCTGTTTAAGCGGGTTTCTGCTTCTTGTTGCGGAAAATTTTACGTACTCATTGGCAAATGCGTAAGTTCCTACATACCTCAGCGTGTCGGTAAAGTGCCCCCACTGCTCGTATGTCTGTCCTGTGGCCTTGTCTTTTATCTTTTTTTTCAACATACCGCCGTTAGCGTCTCTTTTGGCATTCAAATAGTCCAATATAGAGCTTTTACAGCTTCTGTTTATAATCATTCTTCTATCAACCAGCAGCTTGTTAACAAATTCGCAACTCATCGAAACAGAGGGGTTCTTCTTCGGCATAGAAAGTATTACATTATACCCCATGCCAATAATAACGTCTGCAAACTTATCTATAAAAGATTTATTATGCTCGTCTATCGTATTTCTCGATGTAGTACTTGCGTCCGCATGTATTATGACAACATCCCTGTAACACAAACTATCCAAATACTCACAAACTTTAATAGCAGCCTTTACAACCGTATTGTCGGGTTCTGCCGCCGCTATTTCGTGTATTTGATACAATACATTGTTGTCAAGCTGCCAAAATCCTACGGAAATATATGGCAATACGTTGCTATCCACCGACAACCTAATAGGAACATTCGCCCTGTACGACAAATCAGATACATTTACGTTCTCATTGAAGTTGTACAAAAACTCGCCTCCTGTCTTTAATACGCCCCACTCTGCCAAAGCATATATCCGATAATAGTTATAATTATTCTCCTTGTCTTTGTCAAAGTCAGCAATGGCCTGCCTGTCGTAGTAACCGTATTTCCCATCTGGACTGCCTACAACCCAAAAATTATTCAGATACGTTGTCTTAATCAAAAGCATATCCGAGGGGTGCAACTCCCTTTGCCCGCTGATAGGGTTAATCAAATATCTCTCCTTGTTCTTATGCTTTGACGTTACCTTTGTCAGCTTCTCTGTTGCAAAAGGTATTTTCAATGGCAAACTAATATAACACGGCATCTCTTCCCATGTCTCTTTGTCCAAAATATCTTTCTTTATCCAATGAAGCTCAGATATTGGGTTGAAACAGCATATCATCTTTTGACCTCGCATACCGCGCATACGCTTTCTTAACTGATTGAAATCCTCCAAATCGAACTCCGTCAACTCATCGCAAATAATATATTTATACTGCGATATACCCTTTATCTTTTCGGAATTATCCAATCCCTTGAAATCAATCCGTGTGCCGTTCAGATTATTTCTAATCTCATTCTGATAACATGTGAATATCTTTTGCATCACCTCGCCGCCCCTCTTTATCTCGGTCTCAAAATCCATGTAAATGGTACTCCTAATCGAACTACCGATTTTCCTTAACACAAGGATATTGCAACCGTCAGACAACGAAGCTATCAAAGCCGCCTGCGCACACGAATAACTCTTGCCCGAAGAACTGCCGCCTATGTTGAATATGAAACGTATATTATCATCCAACATCGCTTTCCGAATGTGGAAAAACAATGGATTATACATTTTGTATTTGAATGATATGTCTACGCTTCCATACATAAACTATTCCTCTTCTTCGTCCTCGCCCGTTATCATTACCTTGCCTACATTCAATACATTCATATCTACCTCCTGCTTAGGCTTGGCTATAAACAACGAGGCTATCTGCATTACGCTGTCAAACCTTTGCTTTACAGTCATATTCTGCAAGTCGTCTTTCAACTTGAATATGTCGCACTTATTAGTAACGTACTTATACACAAGCTCCAAACCCGCATCTTTTATCTTGTTTGTAGTATCCTCATGCTGTCTCATAATATCTTATTTATTTTCTGCAAATTCATAAAAAAGTTATTTAACCACAATACAAATATAAACCCTTTTTTATTAAAAATCAATCAAAAACATTATTTTCAATCAAAACCAAAACAATTTATTAATATTAAATGTTAAAAAGTGTTGAGAAGCTATTTTTTGAGTTCTGAAAAATCGGGAAACGGAGTATTAAAAAGTCGGTTGGAACCTCCCTTGCGCTTTCCCGTTTTCGCCCCCCACCTCATAACGGGCAACGACACGAGCCTTGCAATCAGCTTCGCAAAGTTTGGGGGTATATTTTCGACTTGGATTTGTTGGGATAGGTTATTTTTTGTATTGTCAACATAGTACATTATGTCCATAAACTGGTTAACACAGTACATAAAAACAAAGGAAAAATATTTTGCTGCATGGTGCGTTATTCGTACCTTTACATTGTTGAAAGAACAAAGAAAACAAAGATTATGAAAATAAAAGTAATTGACCTTATAAAAGAGAACGACAAATACTATTTTGTTTTCAGAAAGAACGGCAATATTATTAAACACGAAGTTAACATCAAAGCAGTAGATATCAACGGTCAGCTTGTAGAGCCGACTAATCCCTTTGGGAACATAACGAAATTACAAGTATTCTGCACTGAAACGAATTTAATAAAAATAACTAAAAAACAAACAACATGAAAACAGTAGACTTTATTTCTTTTAAGAGTGAAATTTTGGCACGATGTGCCGACCATGTAGAGATTGTAGAGAGCGAAGCATTTTACAACTTAAAAGATGCAAAAGATTTTGACGAACTATTTGTATACATATGCGATAGCTTCGACCTACTCGCTGGGTATTACAACGTTATAGATGCGGAGATAATAAGCAAGTACAAAGAACTATTCAACGACAACGGCATATATCTAAACGAAAACAAAGATGATGATTATTTGCTTGTTACGGGTAATGTGGATAAGATTAGCGGCCAATGTACCGCCGTTATAAAAGGTGCTGCCGTGGTAGATTGCATTTGCGACAGTGCCACTATTTGCTACATCGGCGGCAACGCTATCGTTGGCAACATAATCGGTAAAGATGTTATAGTGCAAGAGGTAAAAGATAAGGCAGCGGTGAGAGTTATAGCAGATGCCGAATGCTATACAGTGCGCGGAGATGCGCAAATATTTGAAGTTTTAGGTTCTTGCTTTATCGATAAAGTTTGCGGCAACGCAGTTATATATGACCTCGCAGACTATGCAACTATCGGAACGCTCGCAGATAAAGCAACGGTAGATAAAGCACATATTTGCGCAAGTGTATATAGATTGAAAGGCGGCGCAAAAGTTAACAATGTTTTCGGCAACGCTAAAATAAACTGCAAGTAACACATGCCATACCCTTTTAGGCTGTATTCCTTTTAGGCTCTGTTTTTACAGGGCCTTTTTTATTCCCCAACATCAGCAAGTACCAAAATTGCACACTTTCGCACTTTTTGTGCAATCAAAAAGAAGCACGACATCCGATTATTGCACACTTTATGCACATTTGTGCAATAATTGTGCAGCTCCTTTTGTCATGCCTTTTTTACGCATACGAAATATTTATATAAAATATAGCTCTATTTATACAACAACTCACACCCAAAAGACTAACATTGCACACATTCGCCAAAAGTGTGCAGTTTTTTAATCCGTTTTTATCTCGTTTTTCTCTCTTTTTCTCTCAAAAATCACTCAAAAACGATTTTTTTCGCCTCAGTTGAACAAAAAAACGACTTTTTACACAGAAAATATCGCTAATTGAGCAAAAAACGCAATTTTGCGTGTGAATTATTGTTAATTGAGGCAATTTTGAGAACAAAACCGGTTTTTTTAACCAAAAACGCGCGAAAAATTGATTTTTACACTCATTTTCGCCGAAAAACACAGGAAAAAACGATTTTTACACGAAAAAACGCGAAGAAAACGGTTTTTTTGCCTCATCTACTCAAAAAAAGCACCGAAAAATGATTTTTACACCTAATTTCAACAAAAAACGCGCGAAAAACGCGCCGCCCATGTGCTTTTTTCTCTTTTTCTCTCTTTTTTCGGGAAAATAAGGGCTAAAAACTCAAAAAACAGAGTAAAAACACGCTAAAAATCATGTTTTCACTTCAAAAATTGCACAAAACACATAAAAGTGTGCAAAGTCTCCCCTATATAATATATTTATATAATATATATATATTAATAATAATAA